ATTTTTAATAAAAATATGAATTACCGTATTATCAGATTTCAAGAAAAATAGAATAGTATGAGGAAGTCCTAGCTGAGGATAGGGGGGTATCCCCCTCCCACTAGGCCCTCAAGGCCTTCACACCGTCACTGTACATTTTTTTTCGCGCCAAATCATCACAAGAAAGGAGAACGGTTTGGAACTAAGAGGAATTGACTATCTCAGGAGGAAGTTGACTCTCTATCAAGGGAGAGTTAATCTGAGATATAAACATTATGCGATGCAGCACCATGAATCACCGTTAGGAATCACAATTCCTGCTCACATCCGTGTAAAATATAAATCTGTACTTGGATGGGCAACAAAAGGTGTTGATAGTCTTGCAGATCGTTTGATTTTTAGAGAATTTGCGAATGATGATTTTGGAGTTATGGAGATCTTCAATCGCAATAATCCTGATATTTTCTTTGATAGTGCAATTTTGGCAGCATTAATAGGATCTTGTAGTTTCATCTACATTTCTAAAGGTGAAGATGAAGAAGTGAGATTACAAGTTATTGAAGCTAGCAATGCTACTGGAGTTATTGACCCTATTACAGGTTTGTTGCTTGAAGGATATGCTGTTTTAGCTCGTGATGATTATAATCAACCAACGCTTGAAGCGTATTTTGAACCAAATGCCACTCATTTCATCCCTAAAAATGGAACTCCGTATTCGGTATTAAATGAAACTGGTATTCCGTTGCTTGTTCCTGTTATTCATCGTCCAGATGCGGTTCGTCCTTTTGGGCGATCACGAATTACTAGAGCGGGAATGTATTATCAAAAATACGCTAAACGAACTCTAGAACGGGCGGATATTACTGCTGAGTTCTACTCTTGGCCACAGAAATACATTATCGGACTAGATCCAGATGCTGAGCCGTTAGAAAAGTGGAAGGCAACTGTTTCGAGTTTGTTAACTATTTCAGCTAGTGACAATGGCGAAAAACCAAGTATAGGACAATTTACTACAGCAAGCATGTCTCCGTTTACAGAACAGCTAAGAACAGCAGCAGCTGGATTTGCTGGGGAAATGGGATTGACCTTAGATGACCTTGGTTTTGTTTCAGATAATCCCTCATCTGTGGAAGCTATCAAGGCAAGTCACGAGAATCTTCGTCTTGCTGGTCGAAAGGCTCAGCGGTCACTAGGTGCTGGATTGCTAAATGTGGCTTATGTTGCTGCTTGTTTGAGAGATGAGTTTCGTTATGCTAGAAGCCAATTTGTAAGAACCACAGTAAAATGGGAACCATTGTTTGAAGCGGATGCCAATACAATGACTATGATTGGTGATGGTGTTGTGAAGCTAAATCAAGCATTACCGGGTTACATCAATGCAGAAACAATTCGTGATCTTACAGGTATTGCTGGAGATATGTCTGCTAAACCTGTTGTAGAGATTCCACAAACATCGTCTAGTGCTGAATCTGGAGTAGATAAACAGAAAAACAGGATTATTTCAACCTATGAAATTACGTCTCTTTTAAGTAATTACCAAAAAGGTGTTTTATCGAAAGAAAATGCTATTTCTTTGTTAGTCTCAACCGGAATCAACTCTACTGAAGCGGAAGAAATGCTGAATAGAACAAAAGTTTTGGAGCAAGTAGATGAATGATGAGATTGATGTACTACCTAAGCTTCTGCAAGAAGTAAAAAATGAATTTGAGCTTGCTTTTGGCGAAAGTGAGATTATCAGAAATGCTTTTGCCACGTTGAAAGCCAAAAAAGCAACTTACAAAACAGCAAATGAGTTTGCGATTGAAATTGGTGAAATTCTTTCTAAGGCTCTAGGAGCTTCTATAAGCGCTGATAAACTACCAAATGGTAAAATGTATTACAATATCGCTCAACGTTTGTTGACCGACGTGCTAGGGCGAAATCACGAGCTTGTGAGTGGATATGCTAGTGATGTTCAGAAGAATTTGAACTCTGAGGCTAAAATCGGGTTAACTGCTCAGGTTCCTGAACTCAATCAAGACAGAATTGATGGTCTTGTTAATCGTTTAGCCAGTGAGGAAAGTTTTGATGATGTAAAATGGTTGCTTGATGACCCGATTGTAAATTTTAGTCAGAGCATTGTGGATGATAGCATTCGAAAAAATGTGGAATTTCATCATAAAGTGGGGTTGAGTCCGAAAATTGTTCGAAGAGTTGTCGGTCATCCGTGCAAGTGGTGCAAGAGTTTAGAGGGCTCATACAATTATCCAGAAGTTCCCAAGAATATATATAGACGGCATGGCAATTGTCGGTGTACTGTTGACTATCATCCTGGTAATGGGAAGAAACAGAATGTTCATACTAAAAGTTGGGCAGAATCTCAAAAAAGTGCTAAAATAGAAGTATTAAAAGGTGTAGGCTTATCTGTTCAATCTGGTGCAAGAAATTATTTTCGTGATGAATCGAATGATGATATTTTGCCAAAAGATTTTATTAAAGCAGAAAAACACGCTTATCTTACGTATGACAAAATAAAAAATAGTAATCAAGAATTAGAGAAGCGAAAAATTTACTCGAACATTGGAAAGTTTAAGGAAATGAAAGACTTTACCAAGGAAGATGTTGATATTGCTTTTAATCATGTTTTTAATGATATCCATATTTTAAAAGACGGGGAAAGTTTATTTCATCCAGAAATCAATATGGCAGAGTCGTGGGAGCGTCTGATTACTGGTAAGGACATCCAATCACATGACTTGATATTATTGAAACATGAGCGCTTAGAGCATGATTATATGTACGTCAGAGGGAATATGGATTATGATACTGCTCATGCTAAAACAGATGAAACCTATAATTATGGTAAAGCTTTGACTCGATATTTGGAAAGGAAGAATAATGGTAAAATTTAATTTGATTGAAGTTGTGAATGGTTTTTACCGTTACGAGGTTTTTCCTGAAGGCGATGTGAGTAGAAGGGAGATTTTTGAATTTAATCCCTCTACCCGTGAGCTAAAGCGAAATGATCCCCCAAGATATGGTTTTGATTATGTGTCAAAATGCATCATAAATCTAAAAAATGCAGACGGCAGTTTGAAAGAATCAGGGCAAGTTGCTTGGTATTAAGCACCTAGAAAAACTATTAGCAGAAGTAGCCTAATATAAGCACTCGAAAGGGTGCTTTTATTGTGTTTTAGATTAGGAGGTGATCCGATATCTCCCAGCGATAGGGTTATCATGCGATGACGATTGAAAGGAAAGTGGAATGGCGAGGAAGAAACTTGGCAATCAGAATCCTACTCAATCGGTGATTTTAAAATACGTCAAGAAAAATTCAAAAGCTAAAGAAGCGATTGAACTTTACGAACGGACTGGTCTTTCTTGCTATGCTTGGCAGAAAAATCTTCTATTGCCTTTAATGGCGGTAGACAAAAACGGTCTTTGGGTGCACCAAAAGTTTGGCTACTCTATTCCTCGACGTAATGGTAAGTCTGAAATCCTATACATAGCTGAAATTTGGGCGCTACATAAGGGATTGAACATTCTGCATACAGCGCATAGAATTTCTACATCTCATGCCTCTTTTGAGAAGGTTAAACGATACCTTGAGAAAATGGGGTATGTAGATGGTGAGGATTTTAACTCCATTCGAGCTAAGGGACAAGAAAGAATTGAGCTATATTCAACAGGTGGTGTTGTCCAATTCCGTACCAGAACATCAAATGGTGGTCTTGGTGAAGGATTTGATATGCTGATCATTGACGAGGCTCAAGAGTACACGACAGAGCAAGAATCTGCCTTGAAGTACACGGTAACGGATAGTGAGAATCCTATCACAATCATGTGTGGAACACCTCCTACACCAGTATCAAGTGGTACTGTCTTTACTAAGTATCGTGAGACATGCTTGTTTGGTAAAGGGAAGTATTCTGGTTGGGCCGAGTGGTCGGTTTCTGATGAAAAGGAAATTGACGATGTGGAAGCCTGGTACAATTCAAATCCATCTATGGGTTACCACTTAAATGAGCGTAAGATTGAAGCAGAGCTTGGTGAGGATAAGTTGGACCATAATATCCAGCGTTTGGGATTCTGGCCAACCTACAACCAGAAATCTGCTATTTCTGAAACTGAGTGGAATGAACTCAAAGTGGATGATGTCCCAGAGTTATCTGGGAAACTATCTGTTGGTATTAAGTATGGCCAAGATGGAACGAATGTAGCGATGAGTATTGCTGCACGTACAAAAGATGGTCGTTTCTTTGTTGAAACTGTCGATTGTCAATCTGTTCGTAATGGTAATGAGTGGATGGTAGCTTTTCTGCGACAAGCTGATGTAGCTCAGATTGTAGTAGATGGTGCTAGTGGTCAAAAGATCCTGGACGAAGAGTTGAAGGAATACAGAATTAAGAACGTGATTCTTCCTACGGTGAAAGAAATCATCGTAGCAAATTCTCTTTGGGAACAAGGTATTTACCAAAAAACCATCTGTCACTCAGGTCAACCATCATTGACTAAAGTAGCCACTAACTGCGATAAGCGGAATATTGGCTCAAATGGTGGATTTGGTTATCGATCGCATTTTGAAGATATGGATATTTCTTTGATGGATAGCGCTCTGCTTGCGCATTGGGCTTGTGCTACGACTAAGCCTAAGAAAAAGCAAAAAATCAGTTATTAAAAACAGCGGTCTAGTGACTGCTTTTTTTGATGCTAAAAAATTACCGAACTGCCGGGGAAGCAGGAGAAAGGAGACATGAGAATGTCAGAATTTAAACCAATCACTACACAAGAAGAGTTTGATGCTGCTATTAAGGGGCGCTTATCTCGAGAAAAAGAGAAGTATGGCGACTATGACCAGCTCAAGTCTCGTATTGCAGAATTGGAAGAAGAAAATGTTGGCTTGAAGTCAACAATTGAAGCTAGTAACCAAAGTAAGGCAGATGCTGATAAGCAACTTGAAGAATTGCAGAATAAAATCGCTGGTTATGAGACGGCTAGTCTGCGAACTCGCATTGCATTGAAACATGGGCTCCCTTACGACCTTGCAGATCGTTTGCAGGGAAATGACGAAGAAAGCTTTGAAGCGGATGCAGAGCGTTTAGCTGGATTTATCAAACCAGCAACTAAAGTAGCGCCTGTTAGATCAACAGAACCTGTTTTAGAAAAAACAGAAAATACATTGTATAAAAACCTAATTCAAGGTTTAGAGATTGAAGAATAAAGGAGAAATCATATGACAGATCAACTATCAAGAGGAACATTATTTGACCCAATGCTTGTGACAGACCTTATCAACAAAGTTAAGGGGCACAGCTCACTTGCTAAACTATCTAATCAACAAGCGATCCCTTTCAATGGATTGAAAGAATTCACATTCTCGTTAGATGCTGATGTAGACATCGTTGCAGAAAATGGGAAGAAAACACATGGTGGTGCAAGTCTAGAACCTGTAACTATTGTGCCTATTAAAATCGAGTATGGCGCTCGTGTATCTGATGAGTTCATTTTTGCATCAGAAGAGGCTAAAATCGATATTTTGAAGTCATTTAATGAAGGGTTTGCTAACAAAGTAGCTCGTGGTATTGATATCATGGCCTTCCATGGTGTAAATCCACGTACTAAACAAGAATCCTCTGTTATTGGGGATAACTGTTTTGACAAGGCGGTCACTCAGACAGTTAACTTTACAACAAGCGATCCAGATACTAATGTCGAAGATGCAGTTAAAATGATTCAAGGAGCTGATAATATCGTTAGCGGTATGGCTATTGACACTACATTTGCAAGTGCACTAGCTAGCATGAAGAACTCGGCTAATGAGCGCCTATACCCTGAATTGGCATGGGGAGCAAATCCAGGGGCCATCAATGGTCTACCTGTAGATGTGAATACTACAGTTGGTCTTAATGTTGGAACCAACAAGGATGTTGCTATTATTGGTGACTTTGCTAACATGGTTAAATGGGGATATGCTAAGCAGATTCCACTAGAAGTCATTCAATATGGTGATCCAGACAATTCTGGAAAAGACTTGAAAGGTTATAACCAAGTATATCTTCGTTCAGAAATCTATCTCGGATGGGGAATTTTGGACAAAAACAGCTTTGCTCGTGTTGTGAAAGCGGGGTAGTATATGGAATACATTAATGTAAAAACAGGGAACACTATCGTTACTGAAAATGAAATTAGTGGTGGTGATTGGGTTCCGATTGGAGAATACAAGCCCTTGGACTCTTTAACTAACGCAGCATTGAAAGAAATCCTTGATGACAAAGGGATTACTTATGATAGCCGTGCAACGAAAACAGAATTGATTTCACTAATTGAACAAACTAATACTGATGCCCAGTAGTGGTTTAATTGGAGGTAGAAATGGAAAACTTTGCAACAGTAGAAGATGTTCAAACATTGTGGCGAACATTGAAATTCGATGAGAAAGAACGAGCCGAAGCACTGTTGGAAGTTGTTTCTCATTCTCTTCGTGTTGAAGCTAAAAAAGTTGGTAAAGATTTAGATGGGTTAGTGTTAACTGACCCATCATTTGCTTCAGTAGTCAAGTCTGTTACGGTAGATGTAGTAGCCCGTACCTTGATGACCTCAACGAACCAGGAGCCGATGACTCAATTTTCTGAGAGTGCCCTAGGGTATTCTGTGAGTGGCTCTTATCTTGTTCCTGGTGGAGGTCTCTTTATTAAAGACTCAGAATTGAAACGTCTCGGTTTCAAGAAACAAAGATATGGGGTGATTGATATTTATGGGACGGATTAAAGGAATTACTGTAACTTTGATTGGAAAAACCAAGTCAGGTAAAGATGACTTCGGACATACTATTTATGAAAATTCAGAAATTCAAATAGATAATGTCCTGGTTGTTCCAGCTTCAACTGAAGATATCACAAATCAGCTTAATTTGACTGGGAAAAAAGCTGCTTATACGCTAGGTATCCCAAAAGGTGATCAGAACAAATGGAAAGACCGTGAAGTTCGTTTCTTTGGACGTAAATGGCGCACGATTGGCATACCTCTAGAAGGTATCGAAGCAATGATGCCATTAGACTGGAATAAGAAAGTTATGGTCGAGACTTATGAGTAAAATGAAATTCGAATTAAATTCATCTGGAGTGTCAGAACTTCTTCGTTCTGCTGAAATGCAGAATCTCTTGAGAGAAAAAGGGAAAGAAGTTGCAGATCGAGCTGGAGAAGGTTTTGAATTGACTGTATCACCTGGTCAAAAGCGTGCAAATGCCACAATTAGCACAACAAACATCAAAAGCAGAAAGAAAAATGCTAAAGATAATACATTGTTAAAGGCTTTAAGATGATTGAAAAAATTGTAAAAAAATACTTAGACGAACAATTAGATGTTCCGACTTATTTTGAGCATGACATTAACATGCCTGAGACATTTGTAATCATTCAAAAAACTGGAGGTGGAGGGAACAATTATGTTCACTCTGCCACTTTTGCTTTTCAAAGTTATGCACCATCGCTTCAAAAAGCTGCTGAATTAAATGAAATTGTGAAAGGCACAATTGAAAATATAATCACAGTAAATGAAATCAGTGGTGTTCATCATAATAGTGATTACAACTTTACTGATACCGACACGAAACAATATCGTTATCAAGCGGTATATGACATTAATTATTTTTAAGGAGGTACTATGACACAAGAAAATAGCGTGACAGAAGTACATGCAGAATCAACAGGAGGAAAAAATATGACGACTGCATCAGAATCAAATGTAACGGCTGCTAAGCCTAAAATTGGAGGAGCAGTATCTACTGCACCAGCCGGAACAACCATACCGACAGATGCCAAAACAGCATTGGCTACTGCATTTAAAACGCTAGGGTACATTTCAGAAGATGGAGTGGCAAACGAGAACTCTCCAGAAAGCTCAGAAATTAAAGCGTGGGGAGGTCAGACTGTCCTTTCATCTCAAACGGATAAGAAAGACACTTTCAAATACAAATTGATTGAGGGTCTGAACATTGAAGTTTTGAAAGAAGTCTATGGACCAGATAACGTTTCAGGAACTCTTGAAACAGGTATCACTGTAAAAGCCAATGGCAAAGAGTTGCCAGAACATAGCTTGGTTATCGATACAGTGTTGAAAAACAGTCACTTGAAACGTGTTGTCATTCCTCGTGGTAAGGTTAGTGAAATTGGCGAGATCAACTACAAAGACGGCGAACCTATCGGCTATGAATTGACAATCACTGCATTGCCAGACAACGACGAAAATACTCACTACGAATATATTAAAGGAGCATAATATATGGCTAAAACAGTAAAAGGAAAAACACCATCTGGTTTCAAATTTGAAATCAGCGAGCGACGTTTAAATAACTACGAACTTCTCGAATTGATTGGGGAAGTAGATGAAGGGAGTGGACAAGCTTTTCCTAAAGTTCTTAAACTTCTTTTCGGAGACGAACAAGCTAAGGCTTTCAAAGATCATCTTCGAGAAGAAGATGGTATTATCCCGACTGAAAAGATTTCAGAAGAATTGAAATCAGTATTTGAAACTATTCGTGAAGTAAAAAAATCGTAGTCCTTGCACAGATGATAAGACAAGATGAAGATGCTCTTATCTGTGACCTTGCAGAAACTTATCGGATATACGACTATAGACAGCTACCTCTACTACAGGTAGCTGTTTTTGCATATGGGTTAAGAGATGATTCTAGGATTAAAAAGATCATCTCAAATCAGGTTGTATCATTAGATACATTGCTTTTTGCAAGTATGGTAGATAGATTATCTCTTTCTTTATGGTTACAAACTAAAGATGGGCAAAAAGGAGCAAATCGTCCAAAATCAATTGTAGATCAACTAACTAAAAGAGAAGAAAAAGACGAAAAAGACTATCTTGTATTTAAATCTGGTGAGGACTTTGAAAATTATCGTAAAAAATTACTAACTAAAATGGGAGGTGAGGAATAATTGGCAACAGAATTAGGTAAAGCCTATGTACAGATCATTCCATCCGCAAAGGGAATTAGTGGAATGATTCAGAAGGAAATGGGTGGTGAAGTTGCTTCAGCTGGTGTTAGTGCAGGTGAATCCCTCGGTTCTAAAATGGTTGGTGCTCTAAAAGCAGTAGTTGTAGCTGCTGGAATTGGTAAAGCAATTGGTGCAGCATTAAGTGAAGGTTCAGCTCTTCAACAATCTCTTGGCGGGATTGAAACTCTATTCAAAGATTCCGCTGATAAAGTTAAAGGTTTTGCCAATGAAGCATACAAAACTACTGGACTTTCAGCAAATGCTTATATGGAGAACGTGACAGGCTTCTCAGCAAGTCTATTACAATCTCTAGGTGGAGACACTGATAAGGCGGCAGATATCGCAAATATGGCCATGATTGATATGTCAGATAATGCTAACAAAATGGGTACATCTATGGATAGCATTCAGGTTGCTTATCAAGGATTTGCGAAACAAAACTATACTATGTTAGATAACCTCAAGCTTGGCTACGGCGGTACAAAACAAGAAATGCAACGGCTATTAGCTGATGCAGAAAAATTGACTGGTGTTAAGTACGATATTAACAACCTCTCAGATGTTTATAGTGCTATCCATGCCATCCAGGAAAATCTAGATATCACTGGAACAACAGCTAAAGAAGCAGCATCTACTTTTAGTGGCTCATTTGAATCTATGAAAGCAGCTGCTCAAAACGTTCTCGGAAAGATTGCTATTGGAGAAAACATTCTACCGTCTCTTAGAGCTTTACTTGATACAACATCAACATTTCTGTTTAATAATTTCTTACCGATGTTAGGAAATATATTTTCAGGACTTGGAGTTTTATTATCAGAAGGAATAAGTGATGTTGTATCTCATATTTTTGGTGAATCTATCGGAAATGCAGTAAACGGTCAACTATCGAGGGTAGTAGGAATCTTTCAAACATTTTTTGATATGATTTTTGGATCCTTGAATAGGGAAGACAATATTGATATTTTAGAAGCTCTTGGATTCTCTGAAGGAGCTGCAACCCAAATAGTTAATATTGCAGAAAATATCCGTGAAACTTTTGTCAATATTGGTTCTGCAATCGGAGATATTTTAGGAATAGCAGGAGAATTTGTCAGTGAGCTTTTAGGTATCGAAAGTGGTGAACAGGGTGTAAATCTTCTTGGCACAGCATTTGAATTGCTATCATCTGCTTTAAAAAATGTATCATCATTTATTAAAGAAATCACCAACTTCTTTAGAGAGAACCAAGCAGCAGCGGATCTACTTAAAACAGCAATAGTTGCATTAGGTGTTGGGATACCAGTAGTAGAATTTGCGACATTCATAGCAGGCCTAGGAGGAATACCAGGGATATTTGCAATCATCCAAACAGCTATTACAGGATTTGCAGCATCAGCTACAGCTGCTATTTCAGCAATACCTATTGTAGGATGGATTGCAGCAGCAGTTGCTGCACTAGCTTGGTTCTTCACACAGACAGAAACAGGTAAAGCTCTCTTGCAAGATTTCATGACGTGGTTGTCTAATTTATGGGAATCAATTGCACCAGGACTAACTGAAGTTTGGAATAATATGGTTACAGCTGCAACCACTGCATGGAATGCTATGGTAGAGTTTGTAACTCCAATCATTCAAGCAGTTGTTGATTTTATTAAATCAATATGGAATGATTTTTATCAATTTTTTGATGAGAATCAAGCACTTATTCAGCAAACTTTCCAAACATATTGGGGTGCGATTCAATCATATATTCAGACAATTATGTCAGTGATTCAAGTTATAATTGAGACATATATGAATGCATTTGGGCCGTTCATCGAAGCAACTTGGAATAATATTTGTACAATAGTTATAACTGCCTGGGAATTAATCAAAAATAGCATTCAAACAGTTATTGATGTTATTCAAGGAATTATTAAAGCAGTCATGCAGATTATCGCAGGTGACTGGTCAGGCGCTTGGGAAACAATCAAGGGAGTTGGAGATACAATTTGGAATGGGATTGTAACAAATGCACAAATTATATTTAATGGATTCGCTCAAATTTTATCTAATACATGGAATACAATTTCTTCTGTTGCAAGCTCTGCATGGGAATCTCTCAAATCTTTGGTTCTTGGTCTAATTGACGGAATTGTAAATGGTGCACAAAACGCTTGGAATTTAATGAGTAGTGGAGTTTCAGCACTTGTATCAAGTGTTACTGGATTCTTCAACCAATTATGGAATATCGATCTATATGGAGCTGGGCAAGCAATTTTACAAGGTTTCTTGAACGGTTTGCAGTCTATGTGGTCTTCTGTAACTGACTTTGTCGGTGGAATCGCTAGTTGGATTCGTGACCACAAAGGACCGATTGAATATGACCGTAAGTTGCTTATTCCAGCAGGTAATGCAATCATGCAAGGTTTAGATGGTGGGTTAAGAGACCGATTCAAAGATGTGAAGAAAACAGTTAATGGTGTAGCTGGAGAAATTGCTGATGTTTTTTCAGGAGATAATCTAGATCTTAATTCGACTTCATCTGTTTCAAAGAATCTTGAAGCACAGCTATCTATGCCATCTGCTCAGCTTGAAGTAAAAGAGGATAAAACAGTGTCTGAGATAGCGATTCTGAGAGCAAGTATGGAAGATATCCTTACTGCTATCCTTGAAAAACCAACAGATACTTATCTAGACGGTGAGAAAATTTCATGGAACAGCTATCAAAGACAAGGAACATTCTTTGCAAGGGAGGGAATTTAATGGATTATATAATCATTAATGGTTTTAATACATCAACCCTTCCTGGCTGTGTTGTGACGGATTTTGGAGAAGTATCAGGAGCAAAACCAAGAGGTGAAGTAGCTTCTCTTCATGGAGTAAATGGTTCGTATCGGATACTAGATGGTTCATATGAGAGTTATGAAAGAACATTTAAGTTCTACATTAAAAAATTAATCGATATTTCAGTTATTGTTGATAAATTTCAACCGAATGATAATATCCTTGAATTTAGTTATCATCCTGACTCAGTGTTTTATGCAAACTTCTTGACAGCAACTTATAAACCTGCTGGAAATCACGCATGGGAACTCACTATTAAGTTGACGATGCAGCCGTTCAGGTATCAAAAAAATGTGAATCCAGAAGTATTTACTGCTCCTGGAACAATCACGAATCCTGGTACAGTCTATTCTGAGCCTATCATTGAATTAGAAGGAGATGGAGATGTTTCAATTACTGTTGGTAACAAAACAATGTATCTTACTCTAAAAAATAAGGCAACAATAGACTGCCGACAAGGAAAACAAAATATCTATAATGCGACAGGTTCTATACAAAATACTCTTAGAAAACGAGGTAGCTTCTTAGAAATTCCTACTGGTAGAACAGGTATCACGTATAGTGGAAATGTTCGTAAGTTGACGATTAGACCGAATTGGAGGTACAAAATTTGATTTATTTATCAGATGGAAACATATCTCTTAATGCAGCATATGATGATAACATCACACAAGAAGCAAATAGTACCTATCAATTAACATTTCGATTTCCAACCAACAACATCTTATGGCAGAGGTTAAGAGAGGAAACATTCCTGACAGCTGATGATCTACATGGCGAGCAAGACTTTGTAATTTTCGAGGTTGAAAAACACCATGGATATATTCAAGTCTATGCTAACCAGGTAATGACTCTACTAAATAATTATGTGATTGGTTCACTTGCTCTTGATCGTGTATCAGGTTCAACTGCTTTGAGTCAATTTGCTGGAAGCATCACTAGAAAAAATCCATTTTCTTTTTTTTCTGATATTGATGATCGCCATACTTTTAATACTGATAGCATTAATGCAATGGATGCATTTACAAAAGATAAGCACTCAATTTTGGGACAATGGGGCGGAGATTTAGTCCGTCATGGATACCAAGTACGGCTTTTAAAAAATGGCGGTTCAGAAAATGAATCGCTTTTTATGTACAAAAAAAATCTTTCAAGCTACAAACAGAAGACATCAACCAAATCATTAAAAACTAGAATCACTTTTAAAAAAACAATTAAGAGTTCAAGCGAAAATAATGATGAACATAAAATTGCAGTTGTAGTTGATAGTCCATTGATTAACAAATACAGTCAGATTTACGAGGATGTTGTAGAAGTCAATGACCAAGATGTCAAGGATGAAGCAAGCCTTAGAGAATATGGTAAACAATATTTCAGAACAACTTTGTGCGATATGCTAGAAGATAGCATAGAGATTGATGTTATCGGTCAGAGTGATGTGCCCGTCCAGATATTTGATGTTGTGGGTGTCTACTACGAATACTACGATCTGGATGTAAGGAAGAAAATCACTAAATATAACTACTCACCAATGGCTAAGAAATTGAAGTCTATTGGTTTTGGTGAATTTAAGTCTGGTCTAGCAAACGCAATCAGTAATGCGGTAAGTGATGCAGTCAAAAATGAAACTCAACACTTAGATGGAATCTTTGAAGCAAAACTAGCTAAAGAAATCCAAAATGCTGATTTAGCTTTTGATCGTAAAGTTGAAGAAATCAAAAATCAGTTTGAAGATGAAGTCAATGCTGCTAAAGCAAAAGCAGAGGAAAACAAGCGTGCCTTGTCCGATGAAATAGACAGACGATTTCATGAGTTTAGTCCAGCAGGATTCGAAGAAGCAAAGAATAAGGCTGAAGAGGCCTTAAGAAAAGCTGGTACAAGTGCTGAATTAGTCGAACAAATCAAGGAAATTACAGAATTAAGAAATAAAAATTTTGAGCAATTCAAAGAAGAAGCAAAACAAAAATTTGCAACATCAGAAGAACTTCAATTTTTTATTTCTAAAAAAGTAGACCAAACCGAATTTCAACGTGTAAAAAAAACCGCTCAACTCTATGAGCGTATTTTCGGAAGCACTCAGAATGGTGTCGCAGATAATATCTCTCGAATGGTAATGACTAATCAAGTGTTTCAAACAGAAGTTAAGAAATACGTTGAAGATAATTCAAACCTTGTATTTGACCCAACAAATTTTAGTAAGTGGGGCAAAAAGCAAGCTGAAGCGAATGTCATTGAGGTTCAAGCTGACACTAAGTTGCTACGGATTACAAATACTGGTAAGACTCAAGCAGTCTATCACGGATTCGCATTACCTCTTACAACCTCTACGTTTAGACAAGGCGAGAAACTCAGCTATCGTATGCAAGTATGGGTAGATGCATTACCAGATGCTCCTCTAGGGATTGAATTATGGTCTTCAGATGGCGGACTAGCATCCGATAGTGTTACATTCACGAAAACAGGTGTTCAGTACATCACAGGAACAATGACTGTTCAAAAATCAACAACCAAAACAAGAGAATTCCCTCTCGAAATTTGGTTGATGAAGAACGGGACAGTAGCGATTGGGAAGGTGTCATTAGTTCGTGGCGAAACACCTCCGCAAGATTTCAATGATGATACTTCAACGCAAGACCTTGTAACTCAAACAAAGGTGTCACAACTCTTTGATTCCTACGCTATCCAAACATTGACCAACGCTGGAGCAATCGCTTCACAAATCAATCTGAATAGCAATAACATTCTGATTGAAGCTGCTAAAATCCGTCTAAAAGGTAGAACACTTCTAGACGAAATCACAGCGATAGACGGTTATTTCAAACGCTTGTTCGTTGGCGAAGGTACGTTCGCAACTCTTAACACAGATATTCTGAGAGCCAACTCTATCTCAGCAGACAAGCTGATATTTGATACTGCTCTAGCGAAGAAACTTGTAGCTAGTGATGTGTTCACGGATACGTTAGCTGCTAAAACTGCATTCATCAATAAGCTACGTTCAGTAGTAGTTTCTGCTACTTTACTTGAAGGGTACAAAGGCAAAATCGGAGGGTTCCAAATCGGTACTCACGATAAAGACTCAACGACCTTCTGGCTGACTGGATCTAACAGTTTCAGAGTAGGTATGTCAGACGGTGGATGGCGAGTAAATCAAACGTGTCTTTGGGTAAATTGGGGTAATGACTGGGGTAAACCTGGTGATAACGCATGGTATGTTACGAACTCTGGCGAGATGAATTGTAGAGGCGCAGCAAACTTTTATAAAAAAATCGACTTCTCAGCTAGTAGTTCTGTCAATTTTTACGGGCGAAACACTTTTTACGCAGACCTTCACATGACTAATAAGGAAATATATGGTGATGGTGGGAATCCCAAAGGCGGAAAAAATGCAGTCGTTTGGTGGAACCAGGTCGGAAGTGGAAGCGTCAAATATTGGAGCGACAAGGCATCTGATAGACGTTTGAAAGAAAACATCACATCAGCAACAATCAATGCGCTTGATGCTATCAACAAACTTGATATGGTTGAGTTTGACTTCATCAAAGACAAGAAACATGAGGAAGTCGGACTTATCGCTCAAGAAGTAGAGCAAGTCATTCCACAAGCGATTTCAAGAAATCCAGAGAATGAAGATGATTTCTTGCACATCGACTATACCGCATTCGTGCCTTACTTAATCAAGGCGATTCAAGAATTGAACCAAAAAGTAGAAAGGTTGGAAACAACATGAACGAACAAGACAAACAAATCAGCAGTCTGACGATTAAATCGTTAGGTGAGCGAGTCAGCAACGAAGCTACTCAGTCAGCTACGCTAGAAGCTCTATACACAGTTACAGCTATGGAATTGGAGCAAATGAAACGAATCATCGAATCAGATGAAGAATTGAAAGCAAAATTTGAAGAAGCGAAAGGACAAATGGCAAATGGCAATTAACAACTACACACTCGTAACTAAGCCTTATACTCGTGGTTTTGGAGACAAAACTACAACCGTTGTAGAAATTCGCTTACAAGACGGTAATCGCTACACAACCAACCAACGCGAATTGGCTGGTGATCGCACACAAGACCAAGAAGATGTGCTTATCCAAGCGGTATTAGATATGGTGAAATCTGAATTGGATCCAGCGAATGCAATCGTTAAAGCTCAGCAGGAATTGGATGCAACAAAGAATAGGCAAGAAGAGTTTCAAAAACTTATCAAAGCTCAACAAGAAGCTAACACAATCACTCAACGCATGATTAAGGTTATGGTTGTCAATTCAGTTATGAGTGAGAATATCACTTATGGAACTGTCTATAAAGACCTTGTGAGCCTTTTGCCAGCTATGAAAGTTGGAGAAACATACTTTGAAGGCGACTTGGTAACAATCACAGACCCTGAATACGTTGAGAAAAATGGTGAAGGGAAAGACGTTATCGTTCAAATCAACCGTGAATTTGAATATACTGGTCAATCTATCAAAGACCTTGAAGGCGACTTGTCACGAAATGGAGTGCTCGCAGTATGGCGTTGGATTGTTCCAAAAGCTGACACAATTTAGGGGTAGTCTATGCAAGATTTAGCATTTCATGAATTATTAGAGCACCTCAAAAATTTATCTTACAGTCCATACATCCATTTCTTTTTTTGGTTAATGATATTGGATATTGTGACAGGTTATATCAAGGCATTTAAGACCAAACGATTTGATAGCAAGGTGGGCACAATGGGATTGATTAGACACTTCATTGTATTTGTTGTTATCTTGCTTGTAGCCATGTATGCCCGTTCGCTTGGTTTTCGTAGCTTTGGGATTGCTTGGACAATGTTCTTTTCTTTCAATTATCTCTTTTCAGTGATTGAAAATTGGGAGATGATAGGACTAGCTTTTCCCGAATCCCTGAAACCTTATATCAATCAAATCAAAAAAGACAATGCTCGTAAGATAGGTCAGTTGCTGGTCAACATTGACCAAAAAGACAAAATTGAAGTTGAAGTGAAGGAGAAAGACGATGCAACAAATCAATGAAATTTTACTAAACGGAGCGATTAGCATCCTAGTCATCTTGCTAGGTATCGCAGTCAAGTCAATCAAGGAATACTTGATTAAAAAAGGCGGTGAACAGACTGTTAAAATCGTTGAGATTTTGGCTAAGAATGCTGTAAATGCAGTTGAGCAGGTATCTTCTGAAACTGGATACAAAGGCGAAGAGAAGCTAGAACAAGCTCGAATCAAAATCCGTGCTGAGCTTAACAAGTACAACATTGGTATGACTGACAAAGACTTGGATACATTCGTTGAATCTGCTGTTAAGCAGATGAATGACGCTTGGTCCGAAAAATAAATCAGAGAACCTTTTTAGGTTCTCTTTTTATATTAAAGAAAGGAGCAAGATTTGAAGAAAACTATCGAAAAAAAGCTTGAAATCACATCGAAAAATAGAGATGTTGATAGGCTTTATCAAGAATTCTTCAGCATGGATAAGAACATCGCTGAATTCAAATTCACTCTTGACAATCTATCCGCTAACAAGGTAATTTGTTTATTCTATTTCAAGAAATCTAAACGATATTCAACGGTTGATGCGACAATCGAAGATAATACCTTTACTGTTAAATTTGATGTATCGTTGATCACAATGGACGAGCCTGTGGTAGGATACATCTACTTTGAAGAAGTGGAAAAATCTGCTGACGTGTACAGCTTTAGGTTCAATGTACGAGTTAGTGAGCTTGATAAATCTAAGACTGCGCCAATCATCGAACAGAAAACAGGTCGCATCGTAGACATCGATAGCATTGTCACAAGAGCAGAATTAGAAGAAATTCTCAAGACTGTTCATGTTGGTAGTGATGCTTACGATGATTCAGAAATCGTTAAACGTTTAGCAGCTTTAGAAAATAAACCTGAAATTGATACAAGCAATTTTGCTACCAAGGAAGAGTTGAAAACAATCACTCTAACTCCTGGACCTCAAGGTCCTCCTGGCGAACGAGGGGAGACTGGACTCCAAGGCCCACAAGGAATTCAAGGTTTAACTGGTCCTGTTGGTCCTCAAGGTATCCAGGGAGAACGTGGACAAGATGGACAACCTGGACCGAAAGGAGAAATTGGTCCTATCGGTCCTCAAGGTTTGCAAGGCGAAAGAGGTCAAGACGGTCAAACTGGACCAAAAGGCGAGCGTGGGGAACAAGGGCCTATCGGTTTAACTGGTCCTGCTGGACCGCAAGGACCTATTGGTTTAACTGGTCAAAAAGGTGCTGACGGGGTGGGTATTCCGCAAACACTATCGCTTAGCGGTAACACGCTAACACTATCTCACGGTGGTGGAACAGTAAATCTACCTGCTTCCAGTCAAAATGCACCTACTCCATCAACTTCCTCTAGCGAACTAATCGGCGAAGGAATGCCAAACGGTAAAGTCGATGGTACTATCGGACAGACATACGTTGACACTAATAAAACTAACGGAGCTTTGAAATGGATTAAACGTACAGCTTCAGGAAATCAAGGTTGGTTTGTGTTAGACGGTGATACAGGTTGGAAAAAATTAAACGTACTGTCTAAATTAGGTAATTCTTATATGCAAGTCCGAAGAGTTAACGATACCGTATCTTATCAATTTGGAGGACTACAATGGGGTTGGTTCGGAATTGTTAGACGGGGTAACCCAGCATTCATCGCACATCCAGGGAACCGTGAAAAGAAATGTTTCCTTATAGCAAACGGTGGTATACCTTTAGGTTATAGAACGTCTGGTTCGCTAATTGGTCAGATTTTCAACGATGACGGTGTCCCATACGGAACGTGGTATGTAGGCGGTTATGGTGATGCAAATCATTTACGTTTTCAATTCAATGACCCAGTACCAACCGATAGAGATATCGGAGACATCAGGGTCTCTAATATAAGCTATATTACAGACGACCCTTGGCCAACATCATAAGGAGGAATATAAATGACAATCAATATTGAAACAGCTATTGCATGGATGAAAGCTAGAGAGGGCAAAGTATATTACAGTATGGAATACCGTGACGGTCCTGATAGCTATGACTGTTCAAGTTCAGTCTATTATGCATTAAGAAGCGCTGGCGCTTCATCTGCTGGTTGGGCAGTCAATACTGAGTATGAGCACGACTGGCTTATTAAAAACGGTTATGAGCTTATTGCTGAGAATACTGAGTGCAACGCTCAGCGTGGAGATATCTTCATCTGGGGCAAGCGTGGTGCTAGTGCTGGAGCATTTGGGCATACTGGTATGTTCATTGACTCAGTCAACATCATTCATTGCAATTATGCGTATAATGGTATCTCAGTCAACAGCCATGACGAGCGCTGGTACTACTCAGGTCAACCATATTTTTATATCTACCGCTTGACAAATCCAAACGCAGAACCCGAAGAAGTGAAAAAGGGTTGGCAAGAAGATGAAGACGGGTACTGGTACGCTAGAGCTAACGGATCATATCCTAAGGATGAATTTGAAAAAATTGACGGTACTTGGTACTACTTTGATGAAAATGGCTATATGCTCTCAGATAAATGGAAGAAACGACCTGACGGCACATGGTACTACTTTGACAAATCAGGCGAAATGGCCACTGACTGGAATAAGATTGATGGTAAGTGGTACTATTTCAGCAGAGATGGTGCTATGGTCACTGGTTGGGTCAAGTATTACGATAAGTGGTACTACTTAGATGTAGTAGATGGAGGCATGAAATCTGATTGCTTCATCAAATACAATGATGGCTGGTACTTACTACTTTCAGATGGTAGAATGGCAGACAAGCCTGAATTTACAGTAGAGCCCGATGGGCTTATTA